ATTTTTTTTTATTAATTAAGTTTTTCTATGCTAATTATAATGATAAGTAATTTTTATAATTTAGTGTCAAAGATTTCAGGAACAAAACTTTCAAAAAGAAGTTATAATAAGTTATCAAAAGAATACAATATTGATTCTAATATAATTGATAGATTGTTAGATGCAACAAAAACTTATGACTTTTATCCTACACCTGATATATGTTTAAATAATGATTGGATTAATGATGTTATAACTGAAAGTCATAATATATTGGAACCGTCGTATGGAGTAGGAAATATTATTAACTATATTCATAAATTAAATCCTAATGCAAATATTACAGGATATGAATTATCACCAGATTTATATAATATTTCAAAACAGATTTTATTACCTAATGATAAAATAAAACTTTATAATGAAGATTTCTTAGAACATGATTTTATGCATAATGATTTTGATACAATAATATGTAATCCACCTTTTACACGAACATGGTATGAAGGATCTAAAAAAAAAGTAGATAACAAATTTTATTATGATTTTCTTTTTAAATGTATAAGAATACTAAAAACTTCAAAATTACATAACAAAAAAAATCAATATATTATTTTTATATGTCCCCCTTTGGGTTTAGAAGATTATAACTCACTTGAAGGATTATTGTATGATAAGAATTTATCAAAACAAAAATTAAAAGATTTATTCAAAAATATTTTAGGAACACGATATCATGATGATTACGAAACAGACTTTTTAACATATGAAAGATTGTTATCAGGATATATTCAAGAAATAGGAGAATGCAATACTTTTTCAGGAACTAAATTTAAGACGAAGATTTATAAATTATCGGGATTTGGTGATTATAGCCAAATAATTAAGTATAAAGAAAAATTAGATGCTGATACAAATAAAAAATTATATGAAGATTATCATAGAGATAGGCGTATGAACGATATGATGCGGAAGCGTGCAGAGTATTATTTAGATAGACATAAAGAAAAGCAAAAGCATATATCATCTGATGATTGGCGTATGAATGATTTGAAAGAAAAAAGACAACAATATAGTAGTTATTATGAAAAGTTTTTAGAACTAAAAAAAGATATTGTGGGTTTATATCATCGTAAGCTTAACTATCAGTTAGATGATACAAATCTAATGAAAAAAAAAAATGAACTTGAAAATAAACTTGAAAAATTAAATACTCAATCTTATAATGAACATAAGATTCGTGATGAATACTTTTTTTTAAAGGGAGAAAGTCCATCTTATCTATTGGAAGATCTACAAAACAGAATACAAAGGAGAAGATTATGTAAAACATCAATTGGTAAAAAATATAATGTAAAAAAATTAAAAGAACTTTTGGATATCAAAACAACTAAAAAAAAGAAAGATGAATTATTAGAAGAAGCTATTAAGGATAGGTATATATTACCATCCACTGTTGATACATATGATTGTAATCAGGCGTCTTTTAAAGCAGATGAGTTGTCAAAAAAAATACCTTGTAGAATGGGTATAGATAGAGAAACTTGTAAGTATGATAAACTGAGTAAGAAAGAAAAAAAGAAAATTGAAGATGATAAATTTATTGAAGATGCATTGAAAAAGATAAAAGAAGATGAATTAATAAATGAAAAATTAATGAAGCAGTATAATGATATTGATTCATATTTTGAAGAAGTTAAAAAGAAGAAAAAGAAGAAAATGACAGAAGGTGAGAAGATAGCTAATATGAGTGATAATGATTTTATGCAAATGATAGGTGTCATGTATCGTTCTCAAGAAAGGCGTTCATTAGGTCAAATTATTAGAGATAGAAGGGGTCGTCGTGGATTATTTCACAATGTTAATCTTGATTAGCTTTGATTAATCCTTTGTTAATTAGATATTGTTCTAAATCATCATATTTAAAATCATATAACATTCCTTTATGTGTTCTTTTTGATATACAATTATATTGTTTTAGTTTCATACCAAACTTTTTGATACTCATATTTACATTAAAATTACCTTTTCTTATGAATGTATTAAATAATTCAAAAAAGTCAGATGCATATAATTTAAGATTTTTTATATCTAATCTTTTATTCTCATTAATTAAGTCTTCTAAAAAATCAATCATTACATCACGATGTGCATCTTTCATTTCTTCATATAGTTCTGTTTTAGGTCTATCATTGAAATCAAAATTATCACTATCAAGTTCCATTAGATATTCATAAAATGCTCTATCAACAGTACCACTGTCTATCTCATTTCGTAATGCTTTGAAATAGTCATAATTGTTTGATATCTCATTATTACAATTAATAGCAACAAACCTTCTATCGTCAATAGGTAAAAGAATAGGATTTTCTAAATTAGTTAGAAATATATATGAACAACAATTCATATGTTTAACAGGTTCTTTACCTTTTTCTTTAATAGTATTAACTGTTCGTGTAATTGCATCTTTAATATCTTGTGTTAATTCCATATTCTTTTTAGAACTTGATTCAGCTATTATGCATAATATCTTATTTGTAAGAATACCATTGAATTTACCAAATAATAAGTCTGTATCAATTTCATTACAATAATAATCATATCCTAATATCTTTTTACCGTACCAATCAAAAAAAGTATCTTTGCCTACACCTTGTGTTGATTTAAATATTAAACTTGTGTTAGTTAGTTTTGATGGATTTTTTACTTTCCTTGATAGAAACATTTCAAAATACTTAATGACATTCATATCATTATTGCATAAGTTCATCATATGTTTGTAAATCAATGTTTCTTTAACAGCACATGGTGTTAGCGTTCGTTTTTTCGCTTCAAAACCCCTAAACGAGTTATATATATTTTCTGGTGTATCACCGTCTGGTGAAAAACGAATACATTGATATGTTCTGATATTTTCATCTTGCATCCACTCTTTTATAAATGAAACTCTTTTATCACCTTTTGAATACAACTTGTTTTCATATGCACCTATAAAATCCGTTCTGCTTCTACAATATATTTCATCATTACAATCTTTATATACATAACTGATTGGATTCATAAGTTTGAAATGATTTAATTCAAAATCATATTTCATTGTCTCATATTCTTTCTCTGTATTAGTATTGTCTAATTGATTTAGATAGTCATCTTCCATCTCTTTATTTAATAACTTTACCTGAAAACCATTTCTATTAAATATCTCTGTTTGTAATTCATCTAATAGACTTGAATAATATCTATCCTTTTTAATCATGATACCATCGTAAGATAATACACAATCATTATTAACAATTACTTTCTTATCACAACAATAAGTATATATAGTCTCTAATATTTGATTCTCATACTCTTGTACAATGAATGATAATACTGAACCATCTATATTATATTTCTTTGATTTCTCAACCTTCTTTACTATATCTGGATTTAGTGAAACGAATAACTCAGTTATTCTCTTTATTTCTTTTTCAAACTCAGTTATAAAATTAGTTATGGATGTATCAATAACCTTCTTAGAATGTTTTTTAAAAAATGTTTCATAAGAACCCCCGTATATAATTGATATTATTAAACTTTTGGCAGTATCTTTATTGAACCCGTAGTCATCACAAATTTGATTGACAATGTCCGTTCGCTCACGATTATATCGCAATAAACATGGTATGTCTAAGCCTTTACAAAGCTCCTGTAGTAGTATAGGGTGGCAATTTACGATATCTATATCTATATATCTTTCTTTGGTTAGAGTTTGTTTGATAGCTCTTCGTAATGTTATCAGCCCTAATTTTGGATTAACTCTACCTATCTTATGTTTGTTCTTAAAATACTGTACTTTGACTACTCCATCGTAAGATATTAGTTTCTTATAGGCTTTTAATTGTAGCTTCTCATTCCAATCATCATTCTGAATGAGTAAGGATGATTTAATTAGTTTATCTAGTACCGATGGATCTATTTCCTCCATACATACGATACCATCTAAGATACTCTCCTTAATATTTACTTTTATCAGTTGTTGCATATTATATTTATATTAGAGTTTTATATTATATTTTTTATAAATTAAACACACTTTAAATTATTATATATACAGTGTAGTGAGTATATAATAATATGTTATTTTTTATTTTTTTCTCATATCGCTATATATATATATATAAAATATTTTTTTTATATATATTATTATATATTATATATATATTATTATTAATTAATATATTATTATACATACATTACATTATACAATTTTAAAATAATTTAAATATAATTAAATGATTTTGATATTTAAATCATATTTAAAACGGTATTTAAAGTTATGTATGAATGTATTATATGCAATGTATGATGTATTATAATGTATGATTTTTTAATATGAGTTGTTAAAAAAAATCAGTTTTTTGTAAGTTTTTTGTAATTTTTTGACTTATAAAGATTTAAAGTTTTTTTGTAGTTTTTAAAAAAAGTAGAAAATTATAACTATTTTAAAAATTGTAAGATGTAAAAAGCAGTGTAAGATGTATGATAATGTATGATTTTTTAATGTGAATTGTTATTTCTGACTGAAAAAAATCAGTTTTTGTAAGTTTTTTTGTAAGCTGACTGATTATAAGCTTTAAAGTAGTTTTTAGAAAAAGTAGAAAATTATAACTATTTTAAAAATTGTAAGATGTAATATATGATAAACTTGACATCATATAAAACTAATATAAATATTGTAAGCTATCATATAGGATATACTAAGCCATCCATATAAAAACTATTTACATATATCGTAATCCATTGTATAAGATATACTAAGCCATCCATATAAAAACTATTTATATTTTTGTGCATTCATTCATTCCATGTCCTGATCGGCCCCGCTTACATCTACTATTACAAACATCACATAAAACCTGTTTATCTTCAACCGTGAGTATGGATGGTTTGTTTTTTTCAAATAAAACAATATACGACTGACCAAACCAAAAATTAATCTTTAGTAAATGGATCTTTGTTATACCATATCCATTGTCTAATATACTTCTTACCCTATTATCAGTCAAATTTAAAAATCCCATAATATAACAAAATTTATCTGTTAATTTCATTGTATGTTCGATCCATTTGGTCCACATGCTATAAGGTGGATTACCTATAATTAAATCGTATCTGTTATTATCATTAAAAAAATCAATATCTTCAGTTATTTCACAGTAAGATTTTATACAATTATCCGGCAAATTATCATAAAATACCCCTCCCCCTTTACAAGGGTCAAGAACTTTATCATTTTCTTTAATATCACACATATCAATCATTTTTATTGCAACAGGTAAAGGGGTATAAATAATATCATTCCCCGTTTTTTTCATTCTATGACATTGCTTACTAAACATTACTATATTATAATAAAACAAAATAATAGCATATTTTATTCCACAAAGAATGTCTTATAACTTATAATGTTTTTTCAATTTTTTTATCATTTCTTTATCAAAAATGTATCTCTTAAGTTTATTTGTCTTATCTAACTTATTGACTTTGGAAACATCAGCATTTAACTTCTTGATATCATCAGTTATTGATAACGCTTGTTTTCTTAGAAAATCATCTTCAGTATCAGATAGACTTTCTTTTTTTGCTTTCTTCTTCTTAGGTTTAGATTCAACTTTAGTAGCCATACTATCTATCTTCTGTATTTTTTTAGATAATTCACCTATCTTCTTTTCAGCTTGTAGCATAATTGTTTCATATTCATTAAGTCTAATAGCTTCATCTTTTCGTTTTATAGGGTCATAACCTTGATAAGCTTTCATTTTCTCAAGTGCATTCTTATTAGCTCTATAAAGACCACGGTACCTGATAAGTTCCATAAGTAATTTCTCTTTAGTCTGGGGGTCATCAAGCTTCTTAGCCCCTTCTATTGTTTTAACAGGTATCTTAAATAATCCAAATCGTCTAATTTGACCTTTTTCAACACATTCTTTCATAGTTCCGAATCGCTTTCCTTTAGGAAGTTTGCTTTCATTACCGCAGTAGATAGTATTATCTTTTTCAGCCATCTATATTATATAAGTATATAAAAAATGTATTATAAAATGAGTGATTATACATTATTAGGATTTGAACGAAGCAGAAGAAAAGGTAAGAAGTATGATGCAGTAATACAGAAAAAAGATAATGAAGATATTATCAAATATATTCCATTTGGTGCGTTAGCATATGATAATTATCAAGATAGAACAGGATTAAATTTATATCCTAATAAAATACACGGTGATGAAGTCAGAAGGGCTAATTATAAAAAACGACATAAGGTTTATTTAAGAAAAGGATATTTCAGTCCATCATTTTTTTCTTATTATTTTCTTTGGTAATATTTAAAATTGTTTTAATAGTGCGTTAAAACAATTTAAATAAATATATAGATATAGTATATATAAATGACTGACATTGTAGAACCAATTGTAGAACAAATTGCAGAACCAATTGTAGAACCTATTGTTAAAATTCCTAAAAAGAGAGATTACACAGGTAATAAAGAGTATCAAAAGAAATACTATCAAGAAAATAAAGAGAAACTGTTAGGCAAATTGAAACATAAAACAGAATGTGAATTATGCGGAGGGCGTTATAGCTATGTTGCAAGAAATAAACATGCGCTTACAAAAAAACATAAGCTCGCAATTTTTGAGAAACAGAAAGATAATAATATTGACCTTATGGATAAAATACGACTTGTTGTGCAAGAAGAAATTAAGAAAAAAGATTAAAAAATTTAAATATCATGTGTGTTTTAAAAATAGAATTTTATATATAGAATTTGTATATATAGAATTATGGAAGAGTATAGATTGAGTTTTGATAACTATTATATTTCAGATTTAGGAAATATTAAAAATGGAGAAAAGGTTCTAAGATGTTCAATATTACCAAACGGTTATAAGTATATTCAAATTAAACGAAATGGTAAGCGTATTAATAAATACATTCATCATCTTGTATGTAAAGCCTTTATAGGTGATAGACCAAACGGAGAAGTAATAGACCATATTGATAGAAACAAATTAAATAATAATAAAGACAATCTTAGATATTGTTCTTATAGTGATAATTGTAGAAATACAGATAGGTATGAAGGGTACATCAACCGTAGATTTCAACAGTTGGTTCTATAGGTGTATCAACATGTTTATGCTTATTGTGATGATGATGATGATGATGTTTTTTTGCAACACTATTATTCAAACAACATGTTGATAAACATTTGGTATGGCATCGTAAGTCAGAACAGATATTGTTATCTTTTGCATTAATTTGCATGTCTGGTATTTTTTTACAACATGACTGCCCCATTGGTATATATATATAATAACTCTTAGGTTATTTTATATCCACTTGAATAAATAGCCCTTGATTGTGCAATAGCTTTATTATATGCTTTTTTGTAATCTTTTATATTATTATTATCAAAATAATATTTCTTACCTGAATTACCCCATCTAACAAAATAACCATTTATATCTTTATCTATACGAACGGGCATTATACTATATTATCGTATTAATTTTTTATTATGCGTTTTAAACTACTCAAAGCAAACTTGATATCATCAACATCAATACTTTTATCATAAATACCCTTAAAAACAGTGAGTGTAAAATCATTAGCATATTTAAAATTTTGTTCAATATCATATTTTTTCTGAGATAAGTCAGCATGTTCAGACCATAATTGTTCTAATTTCTTCTTACCTTTTGTTTTTGAAATTAATTCATCTATTGAACTGATAGCATCATTAATTTCAGTTATTTTTATTTGATTGCTTGATAACCATTGTTCATAATATGGTTTAAAATCTTCTATTTGTTCTGCAAGTTCTCTTCTCTTATGACCCCTTGAATGAACCCCACTTTCTTCACCATCGTCATCAAACATATCTGCAACTTTTTTTTTTAATTCCTTTCTCATATCATCAAGAGACTTTTTAGTCTTTTTTGTCTTTCTTGGCTTTTTAACGATAACTCTAGCTTTCCTTGTTCTTGTTGGAATCAATGCATATTGATTAAGAATTTCTTCTTCATCTGCTTTCGTAAATGGTCTTTTTTTTAGTTCTTCTAATCTTTTCATTTCTTGATAATCGTCAAACTCTTTAACAATATTATTGTATTTTTCCATAATTAGTTTCTCTTGTAATGCTTCTTCTTCCATTTTTCGTCTTGCTTCTTCTAAAAAATCATCTTGTTCTTTTCGTTTGGCTAAAGTTCCTTTAGGTACTCTTTTTCTTTTTGTTGGATTTAACATGCTATTAATAAAAAAGAAACGACTTCTTAAATCATCAGGTGCAGTGGTCATAAGATATTCTTCTTCTTTTCGTTTCTTTATAGCTTCCATTTTTGCATCCGCCCTTTTTTTTAATGCTTTCATTTCATCTTCATACAATTGTTTCTGTCTATCATCTTCATCAAATAGTTTTTTTGCTTTTTTCATATCAAAGTGTTCTTTACCCTTTAAAACTTCTTCTTCATACTTAGCTAAAGCAAGCAAACGGTCTAATTCTTTCATATTACTTCTACTCAATTTGGCTTTACGCGCATCTGATTTTATTTTTCGTAATTCTCTGACGGACATACAATATATAATATATGCATTTAAAATAATAATTTATATATCTATAATAATATTATATATGGCGTTTTTACAAGATGATCAATGTGATATTCCAAATGAATATACACATATAGAAATTATGAAAAACCGATGTGAATTAATAGAATCGCAACTGAAAACAGTAATGAAAATGTGTGATGATACCAAATTAGAAAATGATAAACTAAAGGAAGAAAATGAGAAAATAAAAGCTGTATTAACAACTGTTTATAAAAGATTAGATGATATATTTGAATATACATCAAATGACGATAGTGATAGTGATATTTCAGAAGAAGAAAATACAACAGAAGCAACATTAGATAAATCAATTGCGGATGTATCATTAGAAATAAAAGAAACATCATGATAAAAATATAATATAACATAATAATATACTAAATTACTATGTTAAAACAAAATAAATCAAAACTGGCAACTAAACATGGTCTTGTATCAGAGGTAGAAGATAAGAAGCAAAAGAAGAAATTATTTGAAGATATATTTCGTATTAAAAAATTTAGAGACGATTATAGTGTTCAAGAAATTGGAGCCATAGAGGCTTGTATATATAATGATAAAAATAAATATAGTTCAAAATATTTAATAAATGAACAGAAATCAGTTGTACTATACGGAAGTTCTATCTTTAAAGGAAATGTATTAAGTGGAGATATTGATGTATTACAATACTTACCTATATTAGACCATCCAAAAGCACTACAAGAGATTGTAAGAGACATAATGTCTTCTGATAGATACAATAATTTTCAATCATATTTAGGAGACATAAAATGTGGGTTAAATTCAGAATATCGTTCATTGGCAAATTATATAGGAACATTCAGAAAAGGAAAGGTAATTGGTTATAATCCAAAAGCTGTAAAATATGCAATGAAAGCATATACAGAAGAAAGAAAAGAGATATCTACAACTAATGAAAATGAAAGTAGTGATGATGATGAAAATAAAAATGAAAGTAGTAGTGATGACGAAGAAGAAGAAAAAAAAATAAGAATACCATTTAGAACTGATACAAAAAAAGACAAGATAGATTATTTAAAACTATATAGTAAAGTTCATGATATTATAACGAGAAGATGGACACATGAGGATATAACAAATGGTTATCAAGTAGATAGAGACGGAAAAGAATATTCATTAAAAACTGCATGCTTTGAAAGTGAATTAACGAAGGTAGATGTATATTACATTGGTTCTGATGCACCTTTTTTTATTGAAGCAACAAATGTATTGATGGATTTAGCAAAGCAAAAGAAATATAATGAAAGTGTTTTTAAAGATAGTCTTATTTTAGATATGTTATCAAAATATTATGTTGATAAGAATAAATTAAAAGCTATTAAGAGACTATATGCATTAGTAAGAAAAGATAAAGATATTGATTTAACATTAAAACTACATGATTTTACACAAAGATCACTGACAGGTAAATATAATGTATTAATTAATAATTTTAAAGTATTCAAACAAATATTAGAGAATAACTGGACGAGATATAATGAGATTGACGCTAAAAGTCGTCGTAATGCGGGTTTATATTTACGAAGACATTTATCACATATTGAATCAAAACTACAGATAATATACAATCCTTATGTACCCTATTTAACAGAATTAGTTGATCAGATAGGGAGAATGAAAAATGAAATAGTAGATACTGAGGATAGAGGATATACGGAAGATATAGTAAAATACCTACTTGATACATCAGATAAAATAATAGATTATTTTAGTCAAGAGATAGACAAAGCATGTACTGAATTTATTAAAATTAATAATATTAACTTTGAAAAATATTTAATGTAAGTTAATTTATATAACAATAAATGGATAAAACTGATTTAACAACACCAATTCCAAAATTGAGAGCTGGTAGGGAATTTGTAGAAAAAACAGTTTATAAAAGATGTACATACTGTAATATAGATGTATTGAGTAAAAAATGGGCACCGCATACATATCTATTAAAACATAAGAAGAATATGCGTAAAAAAATAACAAACCCTTTGATAATAAATAGTGATGAAGTAAATTTAAAACAAATAAAGAGAGAGTTAGAAGATATGAAAGAACATCTTAATATAATAATTACAAATATTGAAAAAATAAAAACTTAATATAGTATATTATAATATGGACAATGTACAAAGCATGTTGCGTTTTTCTGAAAAAAAAGGAAAAGGAAAAAAACAATTACCTGTACCTGCTGATTCTTTAGCTGGAGCATTTACGCAATACTTACGGAGCAAATATGATAAGGAAGGAGGAGGAGCATTTGATGATTTTAAAAAATTTGTAAAAAAACATAAAGGTAAGATAGGTGTGGCTGCTGGAGCACTTGGTACTGCTGCAGCACTAGGTCTGGCTTTACATGGTAAAAAACCTGATACACAGAGGGGTAATGTACATAAAATACCCCCTACTATAAGAGATAATCCGTTAGGAGCTATATTACAACAACAGGTACCACAGGCTGTGCCAATTGAGAGACGGAGTGGAAGGAGTGAATATGAAGAAGAGATGAAAATGGAAAGACCCGAAACATCATTAGTAAGACCACATGAGCCCGCATTATTTGAACCACGACCACCCGCCCTACCCCCTAGACGAAGAAGGGGTACAAAAGTACAATCATTGACATCATTTTTAAGCGGAGATGGAAAGAAAAAGAAAAAGAAAATGACCAAAGAAGGTAAAGGAGCATTTATGGATTTTATAAAAAAACATAAAAAGAAACTGGGTATCGCCGCTGGTGTAGCTGGAGCTTTGGGAACTGCTGCAATTGGAGCACATCTATATAATAGAAAACCATCCACACCAAGGATAGTACCGTCAAGTACAATAAGACATCCATCAGGATTTGATATTAGAGATCCCGCAGAAGAGTTTTATGGGTATGAAGATGTATAAATAATTTAATATATTATATTTTTTAGAAACATAATATATAATGTCATTAGTACTGAAAGACGGATATGTTGATAATGATTATCAATTAATAGGAGATTGCATCAGAGAAGATCATGAATTAGCGAAAAAACACGGAGGAGGTAGCTTCCTAGATTACATAAAAAAATATAAAAAACCTATAGGTGCTGCAACCGCTTTAGGTGCAACAGTAGGAGCACTGATTGGATTACATAGAGGTAAGCCGGAAGACCCTTTATTAGGTAATGCACCTATACCCGAAAAATTTTATCCATTTACAGGAAGTTCATTCAAACTATCTGATCTAGCTTCAGGAATTGGTTCTGGAATGAAAGGAGGATGCAAATCATGTTCATCACCGTATAAATGTATTAAAAATATGGGTGGAGGTGATTTTGCACATCTATTGTATAAACATAAACTAATTGGTAAAGGTTGGTTATCTGATTTTGCACATAGTTTGACTTCTAAGACTTTTAATTTTTTGGGTGAATATGGGACGGCTGCTTTAATAGAAATAGCTGTTAAGATATTAGGAGAACCATTTAGGAAACCTATAACATTTTTGGTCAATAAGTATGGTGTTAAGGCTGTAAAATATATTAAGAAGTATGCACATAAAGGTATTGATTATATAAAAGATAAACTAACAGAAAAGAAGGGAGGTAGTCATTCATGTTCTAATTGTTATGATACTATAGATGATATGATAGGTAGAGGTTTTTACCCTGAACCAAGTAAAATTTCTAAATTTGGAAAGGGGTTTAAAGATGATTTGGGCAATGCTGCTATATGGTTTGCTAAAAATGTATCAACACCTATTGTGAGATTTATTCTTCCTGGAAAATTTGGACATTTAGCATCTAAACCAATTCATGATGTAGATAAATTAGTAGGTGCAACATCTAATTATAAATATCAAGATCCATTTGAGGATGCACAGACGCCACAGGATGTTGAAGATACAAAAGATAGAACATCAACAGGTTCAAGAAAACCCGTTCGTGAGAATAAGATTATTAAGAAAATAAAAAAATTAGAGGGAAAAGGAAAAGTCAAAGATACACTGAAAAACATAGAATCAAAGGTACCATGGAGTTATGTAGAAGAGATTATAGGAGATGTATTTAGAACATTACCAAGATATAGTTTAGTACCACGACGATTTCTGTTTGACCCTGATCAAGAGAGTATATGGGGGAACGGTGCTAATAAAAAGAACTGGATTGTAGAAAATCAAAATCCTAACTATAATGTATCAAGACAACATTTAGTAAAGAATGCTAACAAAGACTATGCACAATATGAAGCTGGAATGAATTATAAAAATCTATCAGGAGGCAAACGAGTAAGAATTAAAACAGGAGGTTTAATATATGAGAAACCATACGGAGAACCAATGGATTTAGATAGAACATATGAAGCGGTTCATGGATAAAATAATTATAATGATATAATATAATAATGTCTAATAAATACGGTTTTACTTTGAATTGCGGAAGACGAATAGCGGTATTGAAAACACCAAAGAAATCAGATTATCAAACTGTATATTTATACAATCCAAAATTTGTTTGTTCATCTGATTGCAAAGAAACAAAAGCTTGTAAATGTTCAGATGGTAAATGTGAAACAAAAGAGTATCACGATAGTTTCAATGGTGAAATATATCAAACATTAGAAGCACCAAAGAATACTAAATTCATGATATCATCTACTAATCAAAAACATCAAACTAATAATGTATATATCACTGGGCCGCCTGGTTGTGGTAAGAGTGATTTTGTAGTTCAATATTTAAAAATATTTCAACAACAACACAAAGGGATACCAACGATACTGATATCAGAAGGTGCAAAGGATGATAGATTAGACCCCTATATTACAAAAAGAATTATGCCACAGGAGATTATAAATGAAAATTTAAACTTTGATGACTTTCAAGATTTATCAAGTCAATATGGAGGATTAATCATTGTATTTGATGATATAGACAGTTTGCCGTCAGACAATAAGAACAATTTAAAAAAGAGAACATATGACCTTATGAACAGTATTATTAATAATTCAAGAAAGTATAATATAAGTGTTATATTTACAAGTCATACATGTTTGGAAGGTAAATACACAGGTACTATGATACGCGCATGTTCTCAATGGGTATTCTTTACTGAACATATGAATACTAATACTGAAAATTGCGCCAAGATATATTTTGATTTAAATCCTAAACAATTTTCTAAACTTAAAACATTATTAGAAGAATCAAATAGTCATTGGTGTTCTGTTGTTAATTCAACACCTAAAGTAATTGTATCAGAACATAATATATTTAAACTATCGGATTTATAAATCATTTATTATTTTCAATATATATTTTATACTGAGAATGAGTGTGTATGTATTAGTATTTATAAATCATGACCTTAACGGAAAACAAGACATATTAGGAATATTCAGTTCCTATAACTTAGCTATGTCAGAAAAAGATAGATATCTAAAAAGTAATAGTTATAAAAACAATTGTCATATATTTAATTACTATAATGTTGAAATAATTGAACATCATTTAGATTTTGTAAGATATTAGTATATAATGAATACTGCAATATCTGATAAACAAATAAAAGAACTATTTAATAATAAAGCAAATGTAATGTCTTATGATAGTATAAAACAACATAATACATTAAAATCATTATTAGCACCTTATGGCTTTTGTATATTATTGTATATATGGAGTGATAATAACGGTAAGATGTCAGGACATTGGATAGCTATTAAATATCATAAGAATAGTATTATAATGTTTGATAGTTTGGGAAATGATGACTGTGATTTATTAAAAGAAGTATCATATCCTGTTGCCGTAAGAAATCATGAAGACTTTCCGTATCTATCAAAGCTTATAATGGATAGTAATATACCATGCTACTATAATCCTAATCAGATACAACAAGACGGTTCTGCTGTTTGTGCAAGATATTCATGTCATTTCGTTCGTAATATTGATAAGTATAAATCATTAACAGATTATTTAAAACTTTTCACAAAAGATAAAAAGAAAAATGATGAACTAATATTGCACTTAACACAAAATTATTTTTAGATGAATATAATATAATAATGAGTTCATACGACCACGACCCTATATATATCAATTTAGCTATTAACACTGGTATCAATAGTACGCCAAGTCAAAATTTAGCAAACTCACCAAGTCAGATTGTATTTAAAAATGAGAATGCTATTGTATTAGATCCTGAGAATTACTATATTAGTTTAAATAGGGCGTCTATATCAACATTAGGAGTACCTATGTATATCTTTCCTATCAAAAATGGTATAACACAAACGAATATAGATTTATCACCATTTACAATGAAATTTCAGTATTATGATGCATCAAAAGTAATGAAGTATGAATTAGAAGATAGTGTATTATATATATCTGAAATTTTAGATTCCACACCTCTACCGCCAAGTCAGAACAATGGATTTCAAGATTTTGTTAATAGTCCTTTCTATTACTTTCAATATGATATTTATTCAATGTTAAACATTTTTAATACAAATATAAAAAGAATATATGAACAGTTCTGTACAAATTTAATACCATTTGGGGCTGTGTTAGATGCTACATTACATCCATATTATACATGGGATAGCAACTCTAAAGTATTTAGTTTAAATTTTCCTGCTGATCCATTTGACCAAGATGTATATCCACAAGTTAATTTTTTACAAGATAGTGTAAGTGGTGATTTATTCAATACACCTGCAAATGTATATACTAAAACTCTAAGTCTATCTAACTATCTAATGATATCAAGAAACCTATATAACAACAATATACAAACTAACGAAAAACTGTATTATCAAATGTATGCTTCTGCAAATTCTGTTGTAGGTTGGGTACCTATAAAACGATTAGTATTTACACTTACTGATATACCTATAAGGCGTTTAGAGATAGACAGTTCATTTGATAATATAGCATTCCAAGCACAGAATAATATAAGTAGTATTTCATTTGCAAGACCAAATTTAAACATATTCTTTGATTTACTCGTAGATCCTGACCATTGGGCTGATAATAGGAATACTGTAAATTATAGTGTCAGTAGTATTGCTGAGAGTAGATTAGTATCATTAGCATCAGGACAGAATATAAAGAACTTTACAATAAGTATATTTTGGGTTGATACAAATGCTATTCAAAGACCTTTATTATCAATCCCTAATAGCTGTAATATACTCAAACTCGCATTATATAGAAAAACAACAATGCTTTTATAAATATAGAAATTCATAAATATATAAGAATATGAATTCAAAATAATTTATTTTTGTATATAATAATTATCTATAGTAATATTATATAATATGTCTAACATTCCAGGTGGCGTTGCTTTAAGTGTCGTAAAAGACCCCGTTCTTGATTTCAGTTCTAAACCATCGTATCTCGTTCATGCTAACTCTACTGATAGTGTGTTTTTAAATGTTCTACCAATTCAGAACTACAGTAGCTCTCTGATATCATTTAAAATTAATTTGTCAAATGCCCTCTCTCAGGTCACTGATAAAGTTATTGTATGTACTACCCCTGTTCAACTAAATATAACCGGTTCTCGCGTTGGTGCAGTTGGAACACCAAATCTACTCGCAGATAATGAGTGGGGTGTTCGTTCTAATGCGTTCCTTAAATGTATTCAAGTTGGTACAGTTCAGATGGGTACGGGTTCTTCATATTCTATTGTGTCTGATAGCGGTATCGTTATTAGTGCTTTAGAATCTAGTGCCCCTGAATTAGTACCTATGAGACAATTAGCAAATATTGATAATGTTATGGTTGATAATGTAGCTGATTATAATGATGTACTATATACTAATCGTAGCACCTTAGGTTTATACAGTTCTAACAGTGGTGCAGATATCGGTAGATGTGCATACGATATTAAAGTTCTTACTAATACCCCTACATCTGCTAGTCTTTTGATTAATTTCAAATGGGCTATCTTTGTATCACCATTGCTTCAAACTCTTCATGTCAATTCTAACTCGCCTGGAATTTCACATGTAGATAGTATGACCATGAACTTTGCACTAACCAACCTATCTACTCGTTTGCTTTCATTTGCTAAATTTACTAACAATGGAAATCTTACAATCACTAATATTACCCCTCTGTTTGGTTCGGCTTTCCCTGTTCCTACCCCTTTCGTAGAGTTTCAAACATATAACATTATCAGTCAATACTTTAATCTTCCTCAACAAGTCAATATGCCTCTTCCTGTTATTGAAAGGTTCAGCGTTCTAGCATCGTGTGCTTATGGTCAGACAGCAACAATCCAATTACCTACTGTATCTCTTAATAGTGTTCCGTCATATTGTCTGTTGTTTGGTACATATACTGAAAGTGCATATACTTCACAATCTATTCCATTCGGTCAAGACTTCTTACATGCTACACAATTGACAGATGCTTTTGTGGGTGTAAATAGTATTAATGCACAAGTTAATAGTGTGAATCAACAAAATAATAGTTCTAAGGTTTCTCTTTGGAAATCCTATGTAAGAAACGGTGGTGTTAAACCATATGCAGAATGGTCTGCACTTCCTCTTATTAAAACACTTAATGCACCTAACGGTGTTGTTCAATATCTGTATCCATCAGGGGGCCCTGTCAAGCTTAATTTCGGTTCTGATTTAGTTGTGAAATCCCCTTCAGGTAGCACACTATCACCCTCTACCAACTTTAAGTTTAACTGTAGCTTCACTGTAAATTATACTAATACTCTTCCATATTCAAATGGACAATTGGTGTTCTATGTTGTGTATGTTCATCCGCAAGTTATGGTAGCATCAGGGATCAATAATACACAAATTATATCCTCGGTACTTTCGATCGAAGATAATATTTCTGTGCAAGGACAAGCACCAACTGGTCATTATGCCTCTCTTAATACACATGACCTTTTGGGATATGGTAAAATGGGTATGATGCATAAACTTATGGAACACCCCAAGATGGCCCATAAGATTAGAAAACATAGAATGCATGTGAAACATCTAAAAGATGTCATAGGTGGTGCTTTACCTGAAATGAGTGCCCTTGCTATGCATGGAGCACCTCAAATGTTTCCTGAGAGCAGAATAACTGGCCATGGTTCTACAGGCGGACGCCGTAGATCTCGTAAGACTGCAATGAAATTCTAAATAAAAATGTAATTTATTCTATTGATATAATATATAATACTATGTCAATAAACCTATCACTAGATAATATTTATAGCATACCAAAATGTAATACTATTAAAATAGCAGGTGTTGCAGCAAACAGATTAATACTTGGAACTGATGATAACCAAAGGATTAAAGCTACTGATATAAATACACTTGGAGTACTACCAACGACATATAATATATTTGCAACACAATTAAACGATACAGTTCTTACATCAGAAATAGGACAGTATTTTGGATTTTATACATCAGTAATATTGGATGCAATAGGATATAATAATTATACATTCAATATTTCATTAGAAGCAGGAACATACAATGGCTATGCATTAATATATAATCCATCTACACAATATTCATCTTTAATATTTAATTTGAGTAATAGTGATTTTGTAGTACAAGGTTTAATAAGCCCTACAACACAACAGTATAACCAAATTGGAAGTTCAGAAGGAATTGTATTACCTCAAAGTGGTAAATTTGTATTAAAATTACAAATACCTAAGTCAATAGGACTTACACAATTTTGGATATCTCAATAATTTTATTTTATTATGTTAATATATATAATGAGTGCAAATATTACAAGCCCTAACAAATACAATATTTTGTATGCACAGGCACTAAAACTAAATAACTTAGATGTACAAGAACAAATCAATCAACTACAAGAAGAAATCAATACAATAGCAACTAATACATGGGTTAATACAGATAGCGGTAGTGTTGAACCTTCACAAGGATTGATATTAACAACCAATGGAATTGGTGATAATGCAGTTGCTAATGATAGTATTAGTATTACTGATCTCGGTGTAAATGCTAATATAGACTTTTTTTGTAATCAAAGATTAAATATAAAAATCCCTACTTCTTCCCCTATGTCAATGTATGTAGATGGAAATGATAGTAATAATTTTGTTATGTTAAATTATCAAAATAACGCCAAATCTTTATTTCTTGGTTCTACTAGTTATAATTTTGATAATAACATATATTCAAAAGATAATTTAGTTCAAACAACAGAAAATGGTTCTACATATCCCGTATCACCTATATTAGGTCAAATGTTTTATAGCACAACAGCACTATCCCCCCTTTGGTATAACGGTTCATCGTGGAATTCAGCAGCAGCAGGAACACCGGGGCCAACTGGTCCGCAGGGGCCAACAGGTGATCAAGGCATACAAGGCATAAAGGGTGACAAAGGAGACCAAGGCATCCAAGGCATCCAAGGAGACAAAGGAGACCAAGGAGACCAAGGCATCCAAGGAGACCAAGGCATACAAGGCATTAAAGGAGACCAAGGAGACCAAGGCATCCAAGGCATCCAAGGAGACAAAGGAGACCAAGGCATCCAAGGCATTAAAGGAGACAAAGGAGATCAGGGTATTCAAGGCATACAGGGTGCAACTGGCCCTACCGGTCCTGCTTTCGTACCAGTTCAATTTTTAAATAATTATTATGTAAGTCCAAGTGGTTCTAATGCTTCTGGCACTGGCAGTATTACTAATCCTTGGGGTACTATTAGTTATGCTATATCTATTCTATCTGCTATAGCAGGAGATATTCAAGCAACTATTAATATTAGTGCTGGAACATATACAGAGAATTTAACAATAACTAAATCTGGCATAGCATTAATCGGCAGTTCAAGCAATCTTCCAAATCTCACTGTGATAAATGGAAATATTACATTTAATATGACTGCTGGAACTAGTCTTTATTCAGTTGCAGGTCTTCAAAATATCCAATTAAATGGGGTTTTAGAACATAGACAAACAAATGTTTATACAAATAGTCTTAATGTATTAAATTGTTTATTCTTTGCACCATCTGGTAAAAGTGCTATCGGGACTGTCGGGACAGGCGGTGGATTATTCGGCGACATGACCATACAAGGATGTTTAATTTATATGTCAGATACTGTTGCTGTTGTAATTGATAATACTGCTATATCAATGATTAATACACAAATTACTAATAGTCCCCTTTTATCAGTATCACCAACAAGTTTAATCACTGTTGGGGGAGCAGGTAGAATAAATCTTTTTGGATGTAGTCTATATCAAAATAGCACTGTAAGCACTGTTGCACCTTTAGTTTTAGTAAATAATACATCAACTGTCACATCAAGTTCTACAATCAATTCGTGTATATTAGTTTATACATCAAGCACAAGTGATGCAGGAACAGGAAATAAAGCGTGTCTAAAATTCTCTGGAACTGCTAGCATGAATACATATACAATATTTAATAATTATTTACGATGTGTTGGAGCAACTACTGGAAGTCCTGTTGTATGTATCCAACGGACCGGAACTGCAGCATTGGCGTTAATTCTCGGTGGCAACTGGGGTGTTCAAAATTATCATAATGTTCAAACTGCATCTGGTTCATATACTAAAACTATTTTACAAGCGGCCGTTTAAAATCTAATATAATATTATTAGTAAATGGGCAATTGCACTGAGAGACAAGACAATATAAATAATATATGTATCAAATGTATTCAATATGAAAAAGAGATAATATATTTAAAAGAAATGATTGAACAAATAGAAACATTGATAAATTTAAAAAATAATAAGATAGATGTATTAGAGAAAGAAATCTACATTTTAGAAAAATATAGTTGAAACAAAAATTATTATATATAGTAATATTATATATAATGAGTGCAAATCTTCTAGTACCTAACAGCTATTATACTGTTTATTGTAAGAATGTTGTATCATCTGATTCACCTATAGCAGCAGCAGAAACTTGGTGCTATTATCCATCTAATCCAACGGGACAAGGACAATCAATCCAATCCCCTGGTGCTAGTGTAAAATATCCTATATTGTATAATGTAAGTGCAATATCAAAAAATGTAGTAGTCAATGACGATGGAACAATTGATATAGTCCAAGAGGGAATATATAGAGTTGAATGTGCTTATAGTGTTCTCGTAACTATTGCAGGGGGCGGTTTTGCAGCTTGTTCCGCAGCGTTAGACCGTACTATCAGTGGCACTACTACTAATATCTATACAGCGCCTACGACTAATGTGAATGCTAATAATTATTTTAGTATGTATTATACTTCATTTTTTACTATACCAAAGGGAAACACAGTTCCTGTAAAAATTACTTCTTCGGTCTTCGTCACTACGGCTTCAGTTAGTTCTCTTATACTCAATGGAGCTAGTTTATCATTACAAAGAATTGATGAAGCACCAACCCCGCCCCCGCCATAGTTAATAATAGTTATAATAGTTATATTATTATATATTTCAATATATGATATTATTATTCTTTTTTAATATATGTATTTAACATCATATCAACAGATGAAGCCATGTCAGTTGCATCTTTCTTTAATTCTTCTACATTGAATATAGGATACTTATTACTTATAAAAGAATGTCTAAGAATATTAACACCTACTTTCTTTTTAAATATTCTTTCTAGGTGTTGATTTAACTTGGTACTTGTCATTTGTCTTCCGTACGAATCATTAAGTAAGTATTTATTAGTATTATGTTTTATAAACTTCTTTAATAGGGATGATAGCTTAGGAGGAATAGAAATGATTTGTTGTCCTTTCATATTTGAATTCTTATAATGATTAAAATAGAACTTATTGCGTTTCATATAATTATCATTATCAGTATCAATATCTTTTATAACAAACATAGTCCAATCTAGACTACGACGGGGTGGTATATATAATCCTGTTGTTAAAGCTAATATAATAACATCTTGTAATTTCTGATACTCATGTTTAGATAAATTTTGTTTATTCCATAATAACTTAGTTTGCTTAATCATATCATCATAAACTTTTTTAATTTCATCTTGTGTAATCCAATTCTGTCTCTGTGTATCTGTCTTCTCTTGTTTAAGATTATCTTTCTTATATATAGATATATCATCCATCATAGCTTTTTTATATTTATCATTATTACTATCATCTGTAATAGATACTAAAGCAGATAATATTGTCTTGCGTGAAGATGGTTTTACAGTTGATAAACTTCTTAATATACTATCTTGGTTATTAAAAAAATCTATGTTCATATCACTATCACTATCACCAAACTTTTTATAAAGATTACTTAAAATAGACTTATATGTTTTCATAGATGCATCAGATATATTCGGTTTCTTTTTCTTTATAACTTGTTCTAAGTTCATATGTATATGTTATATTAATATTATAATTATTTTATTTTCTATATTATTATATATATGACAGTGAATATAAAGACAACAAATGAATTTTATAAAGAATTAAATCTTAATCCTAAAATGATAACTAAGAAAGACTTTAATTGGGGGTTCAATGCAGAAATGGAACACCGTAATATAACACACGGTGATCATCATATTACAGTAGCAATAGTATTAGCACATATTACTGAGATACCAGATTACTACAAAAGATTAAGGAAATTAGAAAAGGAAGCAAATGAATTTTGGAATAATAAAGATAAGAATATTTATCTTTAAAATAAAATAATTAATTAATCATTACGAAGATAATTACGAATCCTTCGTTTAAACATGTCATTAGTAAGAAGTACAAATTCTCTTTCTTCTGTTTTTTTAGCAATAGTATCACGCCATTTGTCAATAGATCTTTGCACTCTTGCGCGTCCTAGCTTTTCGTGTGCAACATTTAATTCTCTTTCAATTTGTCTAATTCGTCTTTCAGTCAAAATAACTGTTAGGTGCCATTTATGCACTTGTTCATCTTCTTCAGGTTGTTCAATATTCAATCCATCCATACGAGCAACGATGTTTTCATCATTGTGATTATCAATAGGGAGGTGTTCCATTCTTTTATAATTATATAATATTGACATTTCTTTAAATACTTTTTTAAATATTTATTTATATTTAATTAATTTGTTTTAACTTTTTTTATTTCTTCTTGTAGTTCTTTTATTTTATCTTTCAACTTTGCTATTCTTATGTCGCTGTATTTTTTTGGTGCATCACAGTCTTTTTCATCTTTACATACATCACAGTCTTGACAAAACCATTCATCGCATTCTTCACATGATTTTGCTGAACCTAACCAACATATTTTTTCACATCTTGCACAATTAACAAAATCGTCAGCCATTTATAATTATATTAGACATAATAATTAATACAGGAAAAACTTAATTAATAAAAAA